AAGCTTGGGTAATAAACTTCAGTCATTGTTATTTGGAAGGCCTTACAACGTTGCCGTTCTAAGAAAATTCTTTGTTGGATTACGTTCCCCATTCCGCCGTAAGGAGTCGTGCCATCTCCCCCGTAATAAGGATCAAGACCGTAAGCGTAGTTAAAATTATTCGGAGTGATAAGATCGTATTGAGAAGGACTAGAATTGTAGTCATAGGCAATTGTTGTTTGTAGTTTGAATGGTGTTAAGTAAGTTCCCAACGGGAAGAAGAAGTATCCCCGTTGATATCCGCGTAACCCTGCCAAATTGAGCCACGATGTTACAAAAGAAATTAGGACTGGATTGGACCCGTCTAGGTAAGTTCCAGGCAGCTCTTGGGACACTTGGCCATATTGATTGACGATAGTATGAAGATCATTATACAGCGTTGCTGAGACAGAGGGAATTCCCTGGAATTCTCCCCACTGTCCTACAAAATAATCGTACATAAGCATTTCGCCATTACTTATCGCGAAACGCACTTGAGTAGTTCCAGGGATCACGGTTGCCGAAGTCACGACATATTGGTTGAACGCTTCAACCTCTGCACCGATGTATTGCATTTGTAGATCACGCCCCAAAAGCCAAATGCCTTTGTCGGACTGAAACATTAATCCGCTTGGAATTAGTGCGATGGATCGTGGGTTATCGCATCCAACAGTTCCAGGAATAAAAATCGGCTGGCTATACTGATTATTAGATCCAGTATTATCGGGTCCAGAACCGTTAATATAATACGCAGCATTCTTTTTAAAAATTATGAGTTTATCATCCATCGGAAAAAGCGCGGTTATTGGGCCTGTAGATGATTGAGCTCCAATCGTTGGCGCCACGTAGAAGGTAAAAAGGTCCGACATTTCTACGGGCGTTGCCTCAATAACCTGCTTTGAGAACCAAAGAAGATTGGTATCTTCGGCATCTACTAGCCAAAGCCTGTCGTCAAAAAGAGTCGTGATGCTAGAAGATGGCGCATTAACATCTTCAATAACGCCGCCCGTGGTATAAATTAGGTTGTTCCCAAGGATTGTTGCATCGGCTAGCGTGTCAGTAATAGCTACCGAATCGGTTGTTGTGCTATTGATAGTTGGAGTTGTAATAGAAGTGACTTGATAATAGCTTTGCTGGGCTGTGCTCCAGCGGTAGACCACAATTTTAACTGGATTTGCAATTTTGTAAGTGAGGCGCAACATGGGAACATTGATTGTATTGGTTGAAGTTCCGCCGCCAGAAGTTGTTACCGACACCGGAATACTTGGGGCACTTCTAAAAGCGTTGCCCTGGTTATCGGTCCATTCATATGTGACTTGGTAAAAATATTGTTGATCTGCGAGATTCCCGCCAGAAGTCGAGGTTGAAACTTCCACGTTATCGGGCCAAACAAAGAAATTCTGTTCAACCGGAAGATAGCCGTCATACCCCCAAAGAAAACCGCCAGTAAGATTTAGATTATTCCCAATCTCAGTTGACTGAAGGCCCGTGGTATCAAAGTTGAAAGTGACTGAATTGATCCCAGTCTGAGAATAGATTCCTGCGACTTGCGATCCAGAAGGGACATTGGTGTTTTTGTTAACGGCTTGAATTAAATCCTTAAACAAATATGGGATTTCGACTTGCGTTCCAGACACCACAACATTGGGAAGGCCTTTTGTTAGGTATCCGCCGCCATTTCCGTAAGCAAGCTTTGCGACAATAATCGGGTTAGCCTGCCTAGATGTGGAACCATCTATTAGAAAATAGGTTGGCTGATAAGTAGAAGAGTAAGCAGAAAGATAATAAATTGTTTCATCGACGATGAATGCCTTACTGGCGAGTCCGACAGAACGGATCGAAACAGTCGGAGATCCAACGGTGCCGCTTTGAGTGATAGTGTTCGTATCGATAAAGTGGGTTGGTATGGAGGAATCGTAGCCATAGTTGTTTGAAACCTCATAGAAGACCGTGTTAACCGAATTCTGAACTGCAGAAGTAAGGTTTAAAACCGTCCCGGATGAAATTATCTGAGTTGGTGATAACACGGAGTTTAAATTGCTGTCTACAGCTAGAGTGTATCCAGTGCTTGTGCCAGAATTATAATAAGTTGCCCAAATAACAGGCGTTGATTGTGTTAGATCTGCCGACACACTCATCAAAGTCGAGAAATGTGAAGCGTCTACAACAACCGTAGACGACACGGTTAAGTTGGATTGGATAAAGGACATTTTGATTCCAGATGTAGATGCTCCATTCCACGCAAGATATAAATTTCCGTTTGCAACAAAGCCATCAAATGCCAATGTTGTTGAAGGCGTAAAAGAAGTTGATATGCTGGTATTTGCTGTAACTATCGTTGGATTCGCCGTCGAGATGGCAATGAATTGAAGATTTGGCGTTGCAGAAATAAGATTTTCAAATACGATTACGAAATAATTCCCCAATAAGAACACTCGCGGCGCATTTGTAACCGTTCCAGTTGCAACAGGGATTACGGTTGGGGAAACAATGTTTTGCCCAGTGCCGCTATCCGCAATAGCATATTTGTATTGTGGCGTGCCCAAAGAGCTTGGGGTTTGATCTGTATAAACCGTGCAAATAAGACCATTCGCAGCTATTGCGGTATCGCATTGGCTTTGATTCGTGGAATTTCTGATTAGGGTTTTTGTTGAAAGTCTTATGGGATAAGTGGAACCTTTTTGAATCCACGTTTTTTGTCCAGGGGCATAAGCCAGGAGATTATTTCCAATCGCCTGCAAATCTTCGCTGAAGGTCGTTAGGTAAGAAGTGTTCACATTCGGCAATGGGGTCAACATCGGAAAGCCATTCCGTTTTGTGAGCCTTCCCAAAGAATCAAAAACGGAATTCACCAAAGAAAAGAACTTACCGGCAGGAATTTGATATGGATCTGTCTTGCGGTCTATGCCGCTTCGAAAATTAATATTAATGGGCGTCTTTTGAAGCTCCATTTATCTCGGTCCCATAACAATAAAAGAAAACGGAACATCGGAAACATTGTTTGGGGAAATCGTTCCGGTTGTTACCGTGAAAGAAGTCAATTCCACGTCTGTGATAATGGCCAAGATATTTCCGTTGTATCCACCAGCATCATAAACAGAGCAAACAGCGGTGGGTAGCGCACTAAACGCGGTATTAAATGTAACAAGATAAGATCCAGTGCCACCCGTATGCGTTATTGAATATCCCTCACCGATTAAATTGGTTCCGTTCGCGTTAATAACGCCGCGATATGTTTGCATGCTGGTCGTAGAGTTGACCGCTGACACAACGACATTCTGACCGTTCTCTTGAACTGTGTTGCCAGGCAAATTGATATTAGAAACAATTTGCGTTCCGGTGATTGTCGCATTGGCGATTTCGGTAGCAGTAATGGTTTGGCTTGCAATGTTAGCTGCCGTGATTCCATGGCTTGTGGCAATCGTTGCCGCAAAGTTTCCGGACGTGTCTAAGGACGTAAAGCTTGTAGCGCCTGGAAGACCCGGCAACGTTAACGAATAGCCGGAAGAAATGGAGCTGGGCACTTGAAGAGCTATCCAATTTGTTCCGGATGGAGTCGGATAACTTCCGGGATATCTCAGAATAGCGGTTGCAAAATCCATGTTTGCGGCTAGGGATGCGGTCGCCTTCCAAACAAATGTCGACGTTGCTGAAACCCAGGTTGCAGAAGCGGGTGATACAAGACCCGAAATAGATCCAGGCGTTCCAACAACGCCGCCGGATGCCGTTATTTGGATTTTATTCCCAACTAAATCATTCCAATAGAGATCTCCATTCGTCCCAATTGCGGAAATGCAAGTGAGATCCGTCCCCCCAGAAAGAGGACTTGCTTCAACTAAATATCTTGTTGATCTCAATCCAATGGCACCATTCCCATTAAATGGAAGATCTGTATTAATGTTAATTCCGGCAGGAGTAATTTGAATTCCGCTGCCTGGCGCGTGAGTATGGGAATCAAGAATGGAAATATCTGTATTTAAATCCTGCGCCCACGTTGGTGACGGCTCGGTGCCGATACCAGGTTCGATAAGGCTCATATTTGGGGTGATTACATTTCCAGCCATATCAATTCCTTAAAAAACCCAGAGGTCTACAAGAACGGGGTTCGTTGAAGTTCCTTGGGATGAAGTTAGGGTTAAAGTTAGTTCGGGCGTTTGATTAGAATCTTGAGTGTCGTAAATATCGTAAGCCGTAGGAGTTCCCGTGACTTTGAATTGCCTGCGTCTGGTGACATACCAGCCGATAAGTTTTCTTTGCAGCTTGTGATTGACAGGATTTGATCCCGAAACCAAGGGAACGGATTGCAAAAGCTGTCCTTGCGTTAACAAGTTGGCAAGAAGCGGATTTAAAGTTCCAGACCAATTGGTCAACATCTGAGGATATGGGAGTTTAGTCGGAAGTGCTGGCATCGGGCACCTTCCTTAAGAATTCTAGAACCTCTGTGCTTTTTCCGCCAAAAGCACCCCATTCGCTGGCACGGTTTTTAATAGAAATTGAACGAGTAATATGTTGGCTTGGGATTGGCCGTTGTTCGCGGGCTTCATAACGTTTTCTAACGGTTTGGCCGTCTTCTAAAACAAAAACTGGTATAACTTCGCAGCCCGCACGTTCAAGTCTATCGCGAAGATCGCGCTCCGCAAAAGGGCATGTTGCAAGAATCGCTTTAGGTGCGTTTCTAGATTCTTTGATGAGTTCCGCGCCATAATCATTTCCGATGTAATCGTCATTCTCGCAATAATGGAATTTATCTCGGAGCTGGGTTGCAACCCAAGTCTTTCCACTTCCAGGGACTCCGCAAAGAAGGAAAATCTTTTGCATTAGAATCCCCTCCCGCCTTGTTGATTCCAACCGTCGCCGCCATCGGGACCGATGCCGCAAGCGCCCCTGGTATCAGAAATGGTGTCGGCTTGGCCTTCATCGCGATTTGGAGCGGATTCTTCGATTCGAGTTTTTAGGTAAAGAATTTGCGCATCAAGCTTATCAGTGTTCGACTCTTCTTTATCAAGCGCGTACTTAGCCGCTCTTTTGATAATGTATTCTGTCCAGCCATTGAAGCCATCTGCAACGTCGTTGTCTTGGAGGAGCTGTGGGCGTCTCGGAATATACCAAAGACCGATGGGTTGGTTCGAGGACGGTTGGGGGATAAATCGGATTGAATAACCAACAAATCTATATTGTAACCCAAATACTCCATAGATAGTGGAAGCCGTATTGGGGAAAACATATCGGTTTCGGTCGATGAAGTTGTATTTTTGGACTGTGACGAATCCGTTGGCGGCATTGTTTAATCCTAGGTCAATTCCTGAGAGTTTGTAAATAGGCGGGGGAACAATGTTCTGTCCTGCCGCATTTTGAAAAGTAGAAACGCCATCGGGCATCGGATAAGACTGCAAAGAGCCTTGGGTCGTAAAATAAATCGGCTCATACATGTTGTAATCGTCATAGACCGATGTGATTAGGTCATAGAGCTCATCGCCAGCTAGATTGATGAATGTGTTCCATTCAGGAAGGGTAACGAAATTCGAATTGACCCTGTCTGCGCATTGCTGAGCGTTTAATCGAATCTCTTGAAGCGACTTTAATCCCGCCACACACGGAACAACTGAAGATGGGGTTGGCGCAACATAACCTGACGTTCCAAAGCTATTAACTGACGCGACTTGATACCAGTATTGCGTTCCTTGGCTTACAACGCCAATGACTCCTGGAAATGCAGGAGAAACCGCAGTGTCTAGATATTTATTGATTGCAGGAGTCGCAATCGTTGTGAAATTAATTCCATCCGTGGATCGTTGGACTGAATAAGACGTGGCTCCTGGAACTGCATTCCAAGATAAGAAATTCTGTCCATTTCCTTGCTGAAGATAAACCGTATTTAAATTTGGCGGCGCTGCAATTGGCATATACACCCAATATGGAAGACCCAGTGTTTTATGCTGGGCCTTCCATCATTTCCCGTAAGGCAAAAGGGACGACAGGAGGAATTATTGACCCTTTACCGTCACAGAAGAATTACTCAAATAGAAGCTCAACCCTACGACTGAACCATCCGCGGGAGCTGAAACCACGTGAGCTTCGAAACAATTTAGAATGATGATTCCGCCGCCGTTTACTGGGCTATTTTGCAAAGAGAGCGTTGTATTTGGATCGCCCATAACTTCAAGGTGATCAACGGCACTTCCTGCGGCAGCTACAACTTCAACTGCGGCACTTCCGCCGATTGTTCCAGTTGCGATCGCTATAAAAGTTACGCCAACCGCTGGAGTGACTCCGACCGGAACGCCTGCAGCAACCCATTGAGCAAGAGTTGCGGTTCCCAATGAAACGATTGTGTATGCGGTATGAGCGGTTGTGGACGTGAGCGGTGTTCCGCTTACGGGAGAAACGCGCCCGTCAAATCCGCCAAGATAGCGGTTATAGTTATCTTGGAGTTGAACCATGATAACGCCAGCGGCGGGATTTGGATTTAGAAAACCGCCGTTACCTTTTCCAGGTGTGGCGCTTGTGTGCATGAATACGTTTAGGATTCCGGCACCTTTTAAAGAGCGCAGTCCGAGACCATTGCCGTTTGCGGCGTCTACGACGAAATTACAAGAGAGGAGAACTGGATAAGCTTCAAATTGATAAAGCTTATTCGACATGAAATTGCGGTTTGCCATTTGTTTGTCCTTGAGAGTGCCTGTTAGTTTTACCCAGCAACGAAGACAGGCGCTTCGGCGAGTCGTGTCCCAAGGACAATCCTAGGGCTACAACATTGTGTAATTGAGACAAAAACGCCCCGGAACCATAGGTCCACGGGGCGTTAATGCGCTTAGGAGAACTTCTTTTAGGCTGAGAGAATGATTCTCAAGTTCCAGCCGGGAGCGTTACAAACGTAGTTGTAGTAGCAGCCGACACGGACTTCGAGAGCGTCAGAATTTCCGACGCGTAATCCTTCGAGTCCCTCGAGTCCATAAGTAAGGATATGAGGCGCCTTACCGAGAGACCGAAGTTTCCAAGTATCCATTGTCAAACAAAGACCGACGTTGGATCCTGTGACGTAGTTAGCGTTGCGATCTGCGAAAACAGTTACATAGCCATAGGCGCTATGGAATCTGATTCCTTCAAATGCCACATCTGCTTCGTCATGGTGGATATCGACATATTGTACTTTTGCACCGAGCGCGTTTTCCAAAGCCGTGTAGCTCTGGAAAGAAAGTACCATCGTGTCCGGATCAGCACCTTCGCGGTTTGCAAATCCAAGTCCGTTCGTAACGCCTTCTTCTATACTGTAAGAGCTGGCATCAAAACGGAGGCCTGCCAATCTGGTTGGATCAGTCGATCTATTCACGCCCCAGAAGCTATCTGTCAAACCTGGATCTGTTGCAGGAAGCCATGCACTGAATCCCGAAGCTGCCAAATAAGATCCCGAAGAACCGAGTGGGCCTGAGCCTGTTCCGCCAGTTGTTGGAATATCACCTTGGACAGTGATGAAATCCGTGATTGCCCAGTTGGTTTGAGGAGCACCGCTTAATACTGTGAATTGGATAACGCCAGTAGAACGGTTAACCGAACTTACTGTTCCCAAGTCTGTTCCAGCATTGATTGGAGCGCCGCCATCTGTAGCGGAAGCTTGAATTGTCATTCCAACTTCGAAATTGACCACGTTCTGTGGGTTTGCGAGGGTGAATTGATAAATCGAGCCTGAAGGATTCGTGATTGCAGAACCAATAACACCACGGGTTGCAGTTCCCGAACCGAACTGTTCAAACGCCATGTTGTTAGACAAGTTCTTGATGCCGCCATCCATTTCACGCTTCATTTCGTCAACGAATGCGCCAGCGTTCGATTTAGTTTGCTCGATAAGCAAATTTGTAATCGTGACTAACTGATAATCTTGGATGATATAGACAAAGAACGAATCGTATTGATTCGGAGTCTGGTTTCCCTGTGCATTTGCAAAGGTGTGTGACCGACCCATAGGATCAGCAAACTGGATGGGCACAGGAATATATTTTCCCGCTAGCCCTTCGGAACTCTCATTTTTTGGAATTAAAGCGAAACTCGGATTTTTTGCATAGACCAAATCCTTCATATAGTCGGAATTGTCTACGTACAGTTCTTTCAAAACTGCAATCGAGCTCGCACTTGTTGCGAAACTCATAAATTACCCCTTTTCGGCCATTCGTTTTTCGACAGCCATAATTGCGCGTTCCCGCGCAGTAAGGGCCCGTTGTACGGACCCCTGGTTTGTTAAAGTTGTTTGTTTTGGCTGTGGCTGCAGGGGACTTGCTTCTTCCGGAATCTCTGCCGGAGGTGCCAGGCGCGACTTGATTTTGGCAAGTTTTCCAAGGGACTCGAATCTTTTGAACTCGCGGTCCACAAGTTTTTCTTCAACAAGACGGGCGGCTTCTTCTACAGGAAGAACTTCGCCTTCTGCGTTGAAGACTTGCTTAATCAGTTCCACTACGTGCTCGGTTTGACCCGTGGCCTTAATGGTTTCAAACGCTGGATCGGAGTCGACCAAAAGCTTAGCGTCTCGTCTAATCTGATTAACTGCGGCGTCATATTGTTGAGAATCCCGTTTAGTGAATTGCTCATCAACGCCAGCAAGTCTTGCTTCCAGAGATGCAATCTTGTCCAAAAGGGCTTGATTGGGATCTGGGGCAACTTGGTTTAACTGTAATTCAACCAAGCGATCGTAAGTGACGCCTGCTTCGGTAAGGGCTTTTAATGGGTCAGAAGTTAGAAGTGATTTTGGGACGTACTCAGCCTCACGTTGCTTCAAGGCGTCTTCGCGCATTTTGAGCTCTTGCCGGGCTCTCCGTATCGCCTTCTCTTGTTTTGCGAGAGCGACGAATTGAGGACTCAGGGGTTGGCTGGTTGCTTCAACCTGTGCCGGAGGCTCAACATTATTGTTTGATTGAGACAATTCTGGTGCGACGGCTCCGGGTGCTAAGCCTGAAGGCTGCGGGGGAAATTCAGTTGGCGCTTCTTGCCGCGCGGAGGTTCTGCCTTGCGGTTGGGGAGTTGGAAATTTTTGAAGAGCGGCATATTCTTCAGCGCGCGCAGAGCTCCCAGCGCGTCTGGGAGCCTGTGGTGTTGGAGGCGGAGCTTTTGACAGTTTGTCTTTAAGAGCTGCGACTCTTGCCGAACTTGTTGTGGGTTTTCCATAATTCACTTGTGGCCGCGCCGGGGGCGTTGCGACAGGTTGTGGATTTGATGGATTACTCTTAGCTTTGGGCGTGATGTTTAGCGCCATAGGTAACTTCCTTGTGGTTTAAACGTCGCTTCGTTTTGGTTTTTGAAATTAGGCGGCAGCTTGTGTTTGAGGCAGCATTGGGCTTTGTGGAAGAGATTGCGGGACAGCAAGTCCATTTGCTGGCTGCGGCGGCTGAGCCGAGGCTCCCATTGGAGGGGGCGGCATAGCTGCGGTTTTTAAATCCTGTAATTTTGTCCACCAATCGCGAAGCTTCTGCATCTTCGTCTCTTCAAGTTTGCAGGTTGCGTAGAGGTTGATGTATTGGGTCACGATAGTTTCGCATTTGGGAATAAACATGAATTCATCGGGCGGCTCAAATTTCCCCGTCTCAACTATGTCGTCCAACTGACAATAAATTCTTTCTTGCATCGCATTCTTTAATGTCTCGATTTGACCAAGGTCCGGGAAATCGAGAAGGCGCATGCCGTCTTCGATTGAGACCATGTTGGATTGAATCCATTCCGTGACCGTTGCGAGTCTTCCCGCTGGATCCTTTGGAAGTGAGGATTCCGAATAGGCCTGAATGACGAATGGATCTTCTAGGAGTGTGAGCTTTGGCAAATCAATCGACTTGGTTCCTTTTCGGCGGTCTGTGTAGATCGTTTGATAGGCACCGAACTCTTCTGCGATGTCTTTTGCCTCGTCAATGACGTGATAAGCTAAGTCCACGTAAAAATTAGAATATCTGCGCTCCAAAGCTGCAAACCGTTCTGCGTTCACGTCGTTGTAAACTCTTTGCGCTTCGCCCGAATTTAAACCGGCGGGTTTTTGAGAAGTTGCGGATAGCATCGAGAGGCCTTCTTGCTGGAAGCCGTATTTAATGATGCGATCTCTTTCTTCATAAAGGTCTTCGGCATTAGAAGGTGCGGTGTGGAAAATCGGGGCGGATCCTCTGTATGGGATGCAAGTACCGATTTTATTGTTGAAGTTGGCCTTATTGATTTTTGAGCCTTCTTCATAGAACACACGTGGAACGCCGCAGAGTTTAATGGATTTGGAAATGGTATCCAGAAGTGAGTTCAGCTCTAACTGCGTTCCCATCAACGCTTCGCCAGTTCCCTTACTCCAGAATCCTAATTGACGCTTGTGGTGATGAAGGAAGACAAATGGGAAATCGGGTTTATCCCAAACTTCTCCGAAAAGTTCGCCTGAGCTACAAGCAATCGAGTGGTAACCGTCGCCAGAATTTTCACCGGAGGGAAGGGACCAACCTTCAACAACCATGACTAGGTCTGATACCGTTTTGGAGGCGTCGGTTGAACTATCGATTGTCGCCTTCTCCGCGGTTTCAGCCTTTTTCTTGTCTTTCGGGAAGGTTGCTTCAAGGACGGACCTATCCCAAAGTTGGACTTGATAGAGACGTCTTGGATCGCCAAAGGCAGATTCTTGAAGGTCTACAAAGAGTTCCGTGAGAAGAACTCTCGAGATTGCGACTTTTTTTCTATCTTGAGAGCGGTGAATTTTAAGGCAGCCAGTCCCCTGAACAAGTGCATCGGTTAGAATGTACTCGCCAACTTCATAGGCCTTGGTCTGATAAAACTCCCCAAGGATGAAGTTATTTAGTTTCTTTGCAAGATTTCTTTCTTTGTAATCAGAATTGTCAGTCAAAAAGACGGGCGTGGGGCGGTTCTGTGTGAGGCGGCTAACGAGGGTATCGACGACACTTGAAACCAAGTTGAACGTCGGTCGGTTTGGGGGAAGGGTTGACTGGGAATCTAGCTTTGAAAGATTTGCTCCAACAAAAGAATAAAGGGACTGGCCGCCATAAAGTCTTGCAAATTGCGCGGCTTCTCTTTGTCGCCAGGCTTGGCCTTGTTTAAGATATGCGACAGTTTTGCAAAGTTCTTCGGCGCGCTGAGTATCATCCTTAGCTTCCCACCAACGAAAGCCCTTATTGCCAATAAACATCGAGTCTTTTGTCTTGTAAGTCTTTGAGACTCTCTCGGGCTTTTGCTTTATGGAGGTTTTTAGCGCCATACTTTATTGCTCTTGTGGAACCGTTGGAACTGGACCGCCTGAGGAGTAGTACATCTTTTCCTCGTCGGTCATTTCGTCCCAGGTTTTTTCTTGTGGCGCGCTAGAAGATTCCTGCGAAGACCTGGACTCGGGCACCATTTCGGAAAGTTCTAATTTGAGATCTGAACTCTCGTATTTCAAAACGCCTTGGGCGCGCAAAAGCTTTAAAAGCTCTTTCAATTCTTTTGTGGTCATTATGACCGCCTTTTCATTTTTCTTTCTTTAAGGATTTGGCCAACGAGGGATTGATCGTCCAGGGAGCTGGACTCTACGTCGTGCTCTTCATCTTCGCGGGTATGGACGGGTTCCATATTGATGCGCGTTTCAAAATCATCGCTTACGGGCTCTGTGACATATCCGCCTTCGGCAAGCTTTCGGCGTTTTCTATCGTCAAGAATTTGCTGCAGAATACTGGGCTCTGCGTGATCGTCTGCTTGTGCCTCTTCTAATTGTGTTTGGCGGACATCCTTTTGGATGTATCCGCCCTGAGCATATTTGGCTTTATCGGATTGCGGCATTCCAACTTTTCTGGCTTCTACTTCTCCGCCCGCATAGTAAACGTCTTCATCTTCTTCATCGCGTTCCATTTCCATTGTGTCTCTGGCATCGTCTTCATCGATGTGGCCGCCGTGGGCAAGCTTTGCGACTTCTGATTGGTTGTCGCCAGGGGAATATTCGATTTTCTCATCGCGCATCATGTCCGAAGGCATCGACTCTTCATGCTCAGGATGCATTTCCTCATTAACTTCTCCGCCGTGGGCCATACATTTTCCGCCCTTAGCCATGCAATCGGGGCATCCGACTTTTCCTTTTTTCTTCATGTTGTAGGCCATAGCCAAGTCCGGTCGGTTTTTCATTCGTCACCCTCTTCGTCTTCTTCGTTAGGGCCCTCTTCATGGGGCATGGAATCTAAAAGGTAGAAAGCGCTCTCAAGCGCCAGGGCGACAGAGCGTGCGTCCTTAGCTTCGACGGCTCGCATAAGTTCGGCTGAAGCCTCAAGAAGGCCCGGACTGACTGCTTCCGCAAATCTGTGATCGACTGCGACTCCGACTTGCGTTTTTTTCTTCAAAAATGGAAGAACTGGCAAAAAAACCTCGATATATTGGTTCAATACTGTGTAATTGAGACAAAACGGTGCGGTTGACGAATTAAGTGCATTGCATTACGTTATGGGCTTCGCCAGTGCCCATAAGTTTTGGAGCCTTTTTTTGATGAGAAAGAATTCCGATTCATCCGTGGGTTAAATGTCTCGGGAAGGTTACCGGCTGGCGAATCGTTTGGGGGAGAATATGAAACCTCTTTACTACATCTTAGATGAAAACCACAACGTCGTTGTAGAGCCAGACGTTCACAAATGGGCGAAACAGTTTGAGGATATAGGGGCCCGAATAGTAAAAAAGACTAATCTCGCAGATTGCCAAGTGAGCACAGTGTTTTTAGCCATCGATCATTCCTTTCTTGATGATCAGCAACCAGTTCTTTTTGAGACAATGGTGTTTGGCGGCGAGTATGACGGCGAACAATTCAGATATCATACTTGGGATGAAGCGGTTGAAGGTCATAAAAAAACCGTGGAGAAATGTAAATGACTCCACAAGAAGAACTACAGCGCATCGCGGAGAAGCAGGCCGATATGATTTTCAAACTTGAGCAAGACTTAAAAACCGCAGACAAGATTATCGAGTATATCGGCGGCTGCATGGTTTTTCTTGGCGGCGCTCTTATTTGGTTTGTCGTAGCCCAGATTCATGCGGGGAAGATGTGAAGTTCAAAATCGGCGATAAAGTTGTGGTGTATATGAGTTCAGAAGGAATTCCGGTAAGACTTTTAGGAGTTGTAACAGATATACAACGATTACCATCACGAGCCCCATTAGATACAGAATATTTATTGGTAGACTACGGTCGTGGAAGTGTAGCATTTCACCCCAAACAATGCCGTCTCTTGAAGAAGAAAGAGCGGAAGAGGGTTTGGATGGACCCAGCATCATATAAATCGTTTTATAACGGACTGGATTCATGGCAGGTTTGGAATAGGAATACCAAGCAAGAGAAAGATTGGATTGAATTCATCGAGGTGAAGAAGAAATGAACTATACGTATGTCTGCCAAGATTGTTGGAACAAAGGGATAAAAGCTAAACATATTAGCCAAGGAGTTTGTGAAGCCTGTGGCTCTCCAAACAAAAAGAAATGAAATGGCTTAATAAGAAAAATAAAGAGGAGCTGGTTGCTAGACAGAATTGGGAAATATCAATGGAGTTAATAAAAACCAAAACCGAATCTGAAATGTGGAAAGAACGCGGAAACAGGTGGCAAATTTCTTTTGAAGAGTTAAGACAAGAAAACCAGCGCTTAAGAGAATTTATTCTTAAATTATCCGAAACTAATTTAAAAAGGATGCCATGAGACGATTCCGATTCAAGCCAGAGGATTTTGATGTTTACTGCACCGAAATAGGAGACAGGGATAATAGCCAATGCATAGAGGCTGCCAATAAAGCCAACGAACTCTTAGAAGCGCATGAGAAGACGTTGCCGAGGGTGTATGGAATTCCAGAACCCGCAGAAGGTTGGAATGGGTACAATGTTTGCACAGATACCCACACCGCATTGTTATACAACGTTGAACAGATTGGGGAGGAGATAAAGTGAAAAAAGCCAAGTGTTACATTTGTGGAGCAGAGTCAATTGGAAATTTATACTGCAAAACTTGTGGGGCCATTTTACCCAAATGAAATCCCCACTACAAATTGCAAAAGAACTTCAAGAATTGCTTATTTTTTCGGATGGCCGGTTTGGCACTAGATATGAAAATCAAAATCCAGCAAACACAAGATTACATGATTTTTTAACGAGAACAATACTTAAAATCCTCGCCGAAGCCGTCGTGAAGCTGACGGAGGAGAATGAAGAGCTTAAAAAAGTCGTAGACCAACGGCCGTGGGATGAAAAGTGGAATGTGCAAAGCATTGGTGAAGAATGATTAGAATGAAATGTCCAGGCTGCCAAGAAATAGTTTTTATTATCTATAAACCATTTGGTTTTTGTTTTGGGTGTGAAAGCACGAGAATTAAACAATGAAATCCGCACTCGAAATTGCGAAAGAAGTTTTGGACGCAAGAAAGTCTCGGGCACTTGATACCTTTCCTGAATCCGGGAACTACAATGACTGGTATCCGTTCTCTTGTGTTTTTGACCTCGCCGAAGCCGTCGTGAAGCTGACGGAGGAGAATGAAGAGCCTAAAAAAGTCGTAGACCAATGGCCGTGGGATGAAAAGGACGGCGGGTGGTTCATCATAAAGAAAAAAGGTGTCCCAGCAGCGGCAGAAGCATTTTTATTGGAATTTAAACAACAATCCCAAGCCCTGAAAGAAGCTATGGGAATTGTGAGAATGGCGGCATCTACTCAAGCAGATCCGAAGCACGATAGACCGATTTATCCACATCTAATCGAATGCGCACAAGAATGGCTCGAGAAATACGGAACAAAGAAATGACCTACGCAAAAGTATGCGCGATTTGCAATAAAACCTATGTAAAGGAAACGGGTAAACCTTACCTAAGAATTTGTGAGAAATGTAAGAAATGAAAGACCACTTCCTCCAAGTCACCTGCATCATAGGAATCATTGGCTGGGGTGTATTTCTATTCTGGCTATTAGGCGGAGGATACTCGTGAGCGAAAGACCCACCCATTTTAAATGTGATATGTGTAATACTCTTCACGAAAAGAATTGGGATGCCGAAGATGCTATGCGTGAAGAAGCTAGAAAGAATTTCGGTGAAGATTTCTTTGAAAGAGATGATCAAGCCAGTGTTTGCGACGATTGTTATAACCAATTAAAAATAGAACACCCAGAACTTTTATGAAACACATTTGGATTAGATGGAAGGCGGGATACAAGGCGTGTAAGAATTGTCTTATTGTAAAAAACGCTTATCCTAAAATAACCAAAACATGTCCGGGGAAGCCGAAATGAAGCTAGAAGATTGGTTAGATACGTTACATATTGAACTACTGATTAAGCGTTATCCCGCTCAAGATAATCGGTATAGTGCTTGGTTTGGAGTCTTCAATGGAGAATTTTCATGGGAAACCGGGGAATTTAAACAACATGTTGGTGACCCGATGCTTCGAGGCAAATATGGCAATGGAAAAACTCCTTCAGAAGCGGTCCAGAATTTCTTAAAAGAAGTTGGAGGAATGATCTTAATTTTAAAACCTTATGGGGAAGATCGCAGACAACATATAGTGCCGAAGAATCTGGAATATCCATGACCGCCATCACGTGGTTCTTCCAGCTCTTCAGGGATGGCCATTGCCGCATACAGACAATCCCTTTGGGCTATGAGGTTTTCGCGGACGACAGAGTCATGCACTACCAGGGTGATTCAGTTGAAGAAGCCGTGCTACAATTCTTAGGCTGGTATTTGAAAGATTTAAAAGAACAGAATTTAATTTCGACCCGAGGCTGACAGCACGGGATTGATAGCCGCCGGGCGATTAATGTGAAGAGTCGACTCGGCGGCGACTTTTGGAGGATTCATGGAAAAAGAAGCAAAGATAGCGATAAGCTACATCTCAGTTGTTTTCATGTTGTTGTGTGGATTAATCTCGCTTTGCATGTGGGGATGCCCGAAGTATCAAGTGTATAGCTCTAGACAAGAAGGAATGGCGCAACTTGCTCATGCCTCGTTTTCGCGAGAGGTTGCGGTAGCAGAAGCGAAAGCAAAGATGGAGGCGGCAGAACTTCTAGCTCAAGCCGATGTAAGTCGCGCTAAGGGAGCCGCTCAAGCCAACAAAATAATCGGCGATAGCTTAAAAGGTAACGAGGCATATCTCAGATATCTTTGGATTCAAAACCTTGAAAACTCCAAAGAGCATCAAGTTATCTACGTTCCAACTGAAGCAGGCCTTCCCATCCTAGAAGCTTCGAGGCTTAAGAAATGAAAACACTAATATTAGTATTTTTAGTATTTGTGGGATGTGACTGCAATAAGAAGAGCTCTTTTATCCTTCAATCAGGCGAAAAGGTTTCATGCCACTATTACTATCACAACTGTGGTATGGAACTACTCCATTGCGACAATGGCATGCAGTACAGTTGCGTTATTAACGCGAAGAGGATTCAATGAGCGTTACCTGTGGACCCCACGGCTGGCGTCACGCTTATCAACAATGTCCTTCATGCGCACCTTTAATGGGGCAACAGACCCATCCTGGCTGGCAGAACCAACAAATTCCACAGAGACAAGACCAATCCAATTACGAATACCAGATTCTCTGCAAGCTTGATGAGATTTTAAGTCTACTTCGACAGATTATTAAAAAGCCATGACCGAAGCCGAAGCAATCGATGTTGTTTCGAAATTAAAATATAAGCCCGGCTCGAGATTCAATTGTTGGCGAGCGGATGGCATGGACGCCATCCAAATCACTATATCTTTACAAGTTGAAGATGCTTGTTATTGGAAAGAAAAGGAAAAGCCAGTAATCCCGATTCTCACACAAGCCTTTCTTGTATATGAAGCTTTAAATGGAATGACCGAAAGAGATTTTTTAGATTGGATAAAATATCAAACACATCTTATGGAACGGCATGAATCAACTGAGTGGTTGCGGTTTGATGGAAAATTGTTAGAAGACCCACATCCCGGTATCGCTAGGTACATGGGCTCCGTTAAGCTCGACCTCGACTAATCCCTCTTAAACGCGCAGCCGTTCTCATGGCCGTTCAGGATTGAGACGCAATGGCAATCGTCGGAGCCTGGAATTCTGCCCCGTTTGATTCCATACAAAGTGGAATCTGCCGATGCCGCAGCTTTATCAAGACACTCCTGACACCAGCCTGGCGCTTCATCGCAGGAGAAAGGTTTCTTGCAATCATGGCAAGCGAAGGGGTGTGCATGAAACGCATTCGGACGCTTAGCGGGTTGCGCGAAATCCCTACTTTGTAAACACTTCCTGCATTCCGCTCTGTCTGCGGAGACAGGCCGGAAATCATGTATGCAATCGACCATCACGGCTCTGATAAAACTCTCCCGAATCGCGGACCAAGGGCGCATGTACTTTTTTACCCGAAAAATCTGAGCGCCTTTATTCGTAATGGTATGCGTTTTCTTTGATTTCGGATAGTAGATTTCTAAATCCTTCTCATCAATCCTAGGATTGGTGAAGGCTTCATTTGGAATGTTTGCCCTCTTCCAAGCGTCAGTAAAAGTACACACTAGTCGTCCTCCCCATTTTCTATCTTTGAAATTCTTTCAAACTCGCCGTCGAACATTTCATCTTCTTGTTGTTTAAAGTATTCCGAGGTTCCCGGCTTTGGCGAGTCCGGCTTCTTTTCAAACGCGTAAGCATACGCTTCCTTCCACGCGTACACCACGGCGTCACAAATATCAGAATGAAATCTGTCAGAGATAATCTTTTTGTCAGGCGTTGATTTATCACGGTCCCATTCTACCTTATTGCAATCTTGAGAGAGCTTTGAAAAGGGTTTCGCTTTAAACTTACCATTCCTTAGCGTGTCGTTAAAGAGCTCTATATACTCAAGCTTTCTACTCTTATCGGCAGGAATCATGGGAATCTTATAACGCTTTGATATCTCTTCAGTAATCTTTTTGCCTAGCCCTGCCGTGTCGATTACTATTCGAGAGAAGTCGTATTTCTTTTGAAGCTTGTCTATCTGTTTTCTAAGAGAGGTTATGTCTTGGTGAGGCGTTATCATTTCTTCGACGAGATAGGTCGTGTCACCGAACTCCTGATAGGCGAGAACCGCCAAGGCGTCCGCGTCGTCAAAACCAAGGTCTATCCCAAGGATAAAAGTCCACTCAGCTTTTGGCAGCTCCGTGTAATCGTTGATGGCGCTATCGTATTGGAATACGAGACTTGTTCTATCGATGACCCATTTCCCAAACCACTCTCTTTGGATTGATGGATCCTTTACGGTGACGCCTCTACGCTTTAATTCGCGATCTAGCATTCCAGGCGGGATGTAAGGATTTTCCTTCCACGACCAAAAGTGGTGAGACCACTCTGGATTCTTTGTTAGGTCATAGAAATAACCAACGGGAACGGGGCCGGGAGTTCCAATCACGCAAAGAGTTCCCGCATGGTCCATGAGAGATGGCCCAATCACATCGTCGATTAGGTCTTTGATGTAGGCCGGAAAACTTTGGGTTTCGTCAAGGTATGCCTTCTTCACGGGAAGTCCGCGCATATCTTCAATGGAGGAGCGATCTTTAGCGCCGAGCAGATAAATCACAGAGCCATTCAAATAGGTTATTGAAAGGTCCGACTCGTTGGGGATTCCCCGAAGATGGAATTTCTTGTTCAGCCGTTTAAATTCTGGCCAGACAAGGCGCTTGGCATTCTTTCGAGAGAGAGTAATGTAGAGGCAAACTGAATTAGGATTATCAACGGCAGTGAAAGTCAGGTCTGCAACGCAAGAAGTAGATTTGCCTGCCCTGCGGGTAGTGACCGCAATCTTGAACGGAGCAGGATCTTGCACAAAAGCCAACTGCTCCCTAAAGAGATATTCCTTAAGAGCAAATGGAACAGAGACGCCGTGGCGTTTTTGTAATTCTCGAAAGAGGGATGTTTTGTCCACATGTTAGTCCTTAAGGCCAAAGGCCATTCTTAGGAGTTTTCGTTTCTCTTCTTTCCGATCAACCCATGGCTTTCTAACCCAGCCAGTTTTCTTAATATGTAGTTCTCGCCAGAAAGCACGCAGTCCCCATTTGAGATCTTCTTTGTCTTGTCTTGTAAGCTCGCTTCGAATCTTTCTACGGCTCATTGTTTCCCTTCTTCTTTTACTCGATAGAATTCATTTTCAGCCTTGAGACGGCCATTTTCTGAGCTTAGTTGCATAAGAACTCTCGCCCAATAAGCGGGAAGTGGTTCCGCTATGGCATCTTCGGAAAGAGAACAAGTGTGGGAGTTACCGATGTAATTCATATGACAGTCTGGACAGTAATTCATTTCTTCCCCTTCTTTAGAAGTTCCTTCAGTTGCTTTTCTATTTCATCGTCGGACATTACTTCGCGGGCCTTTGCTTCTGCGGCTTCTCGAATCGCGTGAAGGTCCAATTGTTGTTTCTTCACTTCGCCCAAGAGCTTTACGTAAGCAACAAGGTCCGAAGCATCCTTTGAATCGAGCTTTGAACCAATCACTCGAAGCTTTAAATGCTTCAATTCCTTCGAAACAATCCCCATTGCAGTCCCATAAAGACGCTTGATTTGGGGCGAAACCCCATCAAAAGATGGGTTTTTTGCACTGTGCGCTGGTTGCAACATCTTGATATCCTTAGATTCCCTGCCTGATTTTGGGGGCTTTTTTCCCCCGGTCATGCGTCTAGCTTTCTCCGCCCGCTAGGTTGATCCCCGTCGGGCTGATTCATGATCTCAGTTAATTTTTCTTCATGTTTTTTTCTTTTGTCTAACCATTCCAGAATTTTGAATTCCGAAAGTTCTTCAGGGCTCATCAACATTATTTTTTCGCCGTATTCGGTTTGTTGTTGTTTTCGTTTCTCTCGTCGCGCATCTGCTTCTGCAATTTTCTGTGCAACTTCTTGTTTTCCTTCAACTCCAAATTTGGCTAGCGTTACAGTTGCTTCGCCTAATCTGTATTGATCTCCTTCTTTCAAAAGAGAATGGAATTCATACCGGGCGCGGCGCTTCTGTTCAAATAGCTGCCACCATGATGCAGAATTTTTTATTACGATGCCGCTCTTCTTTGTGCCCTTGATTTTTCCTACGACAACGGAAACAAAAAGAGGGAGAAGACTTATGAATGTTTTGATTCTTTTAAGCATCTTTTTTCTTTTTGAATTGTTCTTTTGGCTCACTTGATTCGTCTTCGAGAACAATTGACTGGAAGTTAACGTAAGGAAGAATGAACCTTGTTCCGTTATATTTGCAGTTTACGCCAGCAAATCCCAATTCCATTTCAATTCCTGGGAATGTTTGTTGGTCTAAAGCTTTCTCAACGTGTTTTTTTAGTCCAGGAACAAATCCTGTTTGATGCATGTGAGCGTATTTTACTTTTTCGTTTTCTTTCATTTATCCTCCAAGGATTTTAATAGTTTTTCAGAAATGCTTAGTTTTGGGTCTCGCCATGCGAGTTTTAAATAGCTGAATGGCTTTTCGCCATCTTGAAATGCATAGCCAAGAATTACGTCTGGGGATTCAGAAAGGCAGGCGACTTTTACTTTTTGAGTTTCTAGGACTTTTTCCAGTCTCTTGTGTTGGAGCGCCATCCAGGTGTGCTTCTTTAGAGTCGTGCCTTGGGTTTTGGAATACCAATAGTTTTTTAGGTAGGTTGAGAACAGGAATGGGTGATCGTCTGGCTCGGCATCCCTTATTTGAATGTGTGTCATTGTCGCTTCCTTCAGTCGCTTCTTTTTTGTGTAATTGAGACAATCTGAGCCCAAATTGCGATTGCAGCCGATTGATAGCGTATGCTGATTGCCTCTGCGTCAAGTCTAGCTCTTTGGCTATTTGTCTTGTTGAAAGCCCGTCACAATGGAGCTTCCATATTTCTTTATGCTTCTTTGATTTAAACTTTCCCGTGTGAAGAACTTGTCCGGCAGCTCTGTAATAGTCTTGTTGGGATTCTTTCCATATTAAGGAGCTATATCCAGCGCTTCCTGAATACCGCGGCTCTAGTCCGTTTATCCGAGCGGAAATAGTTCCAGACCAAGCTTTTAAAAGCCCAGTCTTACGATCTTCAATGTCTTCAAATCCGGATTCTGCAAGTTTTTTGTCCCAATACTCAAGTTGCTGCGCAAGGTCCGTTTTCTTTTTCTTTCTTCTGTTCTTCATCTAGAAGTTTCAATGCTTCAGACGCAACTTGATTTGCTGCGGCCTTTTTCAATTGGTTCGCAAGTCTTCTTTTTGGAAATCGAGCCATATCTGGCGGTAAAGAAAATATGAATTGAGAGATTACAGCTCTAAGCTTGTTGTTATCGGGAAGTCCGGAAAGCCAAGCCACATCTGCAACAAAGATATTAAACTCTGTCATTCCTTGTGGAAGGGTCGACGGGAAAAAGGATCGCAGCCATTTAATGAATCTCATTAGGCGTCTCCGTTTTCTCTTCTCCCTGAGAAATCTTGTTCACGACTTCTTGTTTAACCTTTGCGCGGAGCTCTTTGCCCTTTTTCTCAAGTTGTTCCATTTCGTTTAGAACTCTATTGATTGAGGTTTCGATTTGTCTCTTTTGAAAGTTTAGGTTGCCGATATGAAGTGCCCTTAGATCGAATTCTCTTTCGAGCTCTTGAATGCTCAGAGAAACCTTCTTTTTGAACATTTATCCCCCTAGAATGATTGAGAGTAGTAAAAGGACTAAAACGATAGCCAGGAAAACGAAGTCTTTATCCATGTTGTGCGGAGCCTTAATCATATCACATAGGCATTGAGCGTTTAGGACGCTGCGAGTTACATTGCATGCCCGCTTCTTCAATCACTGAAGAGAGCTCAAACCGGCGCCTATTCTCACTTTCAATACGCACTAAAAAGCGGCCTATTTTGAACGCCTGTATAAGTCCGGCTTCCCGCAGGCAAAGAAGGATTTCCCTTAATTTGTACGGTTTAACCACATTTCGAGCGATCGCCGTGGGGATAAAGCTTGTTTCTGTTTTATTCACCCTTTCCCTATCGGCATCGAGAAAGGCATACTTAAAGGGCTCAGCGGCATGGATAGACATGCACATTAGGTTGCGCGGAAGAATTAACTTCATCTTAGGGGCGGCTTCTAAACCATTCGGCGCTGTCCCAGCCTGGATACCAGATAGCGTGAGTCCGAAGGATCGTGGAGCGGCCGATCACACGCGACCTCGGTAAGAAAGTCGGGCCTGGGCATAAACTAGACAAATCGTTGAATTGTCCTGTTTTCTAAAATCTGCCGATAAGCCTTACATGAAAGGCTGTAGACCCTTAACTGACGCAGAGATACAAGGATGCTTGGCGGTTCTTTCTAAGGGCTCTCATCCCGAACGCGATACCGCTCTTTTTCATTTGGGTTTACGGACGGGCTTCAGGATATCTGAAATCCTCTCTTTAACGGTTGGCGACGTTTATCAAAATGTCCAGATCGTCGATGAAGTCTATGTTGCCCGCAGGAATATGAAAAAGAAACGAGAGGGGCGAAGAATCAAACTTCATGAAGAGGCCCGCTCTGCAATAAGCGCTTTGGTGAGTTCTTTAGAAGTTTTTTATCCGGCTAGTCCTCTTTTTCAGAGTCAGAAAGGCGGAGCTCTCAATAGAAAAAGCGCCTGGTTGATGCTTCGAAAGGCATACGCCGCCGCAGGCTTAAATGGAAAGCTCGGGACTCATTCCATGAGAAAGACCTTCGCCAAACGAATCTATGAGAAACTTGGAAAGGATCTTCTTAAAACCCAAAAGGCTCTCGATCACGCAAGCGTCACTTCAACTGCAGCCTACCTTTCCTTTAACCAAGATGACATTGATGACGCAATCCTAAAGTCATGAAAAGAAACATAGAAATCCCGCAATGGTTTATTGGACTTCTCACCGCGTGGGCCATATGGGTCTCGAAGGGCATGGTGACCTTACAAAATGAGGTTGCCGTGCTAAAATACAAGAACTTCAACACTGTGACCCAAAAAGAACCAGATAAAAAATACAATTTAGATGCAGACATGAATTTTCTTCAATTTCTTGAAAGGAAAAAACAATGAACCTCTCAGCCCTATTAAGTGTTTTACTTCCAGCTCTTAAACCGCTTCTCGCCGATTTCGTCGAAGGGGTTGTAAAGCCACAACTTCAAAAATATGAATCCCAAATCGGATCCGCTGAACTTCAATCCCTTCTTGTTGGCCTAACATCTTCAGCCGAAGCTTGGGTTGAGGCCGAGATCGCAAAACTCTAATGGGACTTCTTTCGGCAGCTCTTTCTTCTTTGTCCCCAGTCGATATGGCAAAGATCATCGTTGAATATGGGCCTTGCTTGGAGGCCCTTATTCAATTCATCGAACTTCAAGAGGATGAAAAGAAAAGAGCTCTTGCCATGACCGATATAACCAGGGGTCTTCAATATGCGAAACAGACCGGCGACACCTCACAATTGGAAGCTTCTATTCGTGCCCACTGCGGTGCTAATGGCTGCCGTCTACCTTAATAGTTGTGCGACTAAAGGAGACTTAGCTTTAAGCAAACCTGCATGCTCTTGGGAACTGTGGCAGGGAAATCCTCATCTGAATGCAATCACAAGACTCCAATCTATAACTCCGATAACTTGTTCCGATCCAGAATTCGCAAATTATACTTGTCTCACTTCTAGCGATCTTAAAAATCTTCTGACCTGTGGTGGTAAATGACCATAAGTGATTCGGGAATAGATTTAATCAAAGACTTCGAAGGACTTCGACTAAAGCCTTATTGCGATATTCGCGGACGTTGGACCATTGGATGGGGACACACTCAAGGGATCACTGCGGGAAGCGCGCCTATTGATCAAGCGCAAGCCGAGTCCTATCTTTGGGACGACATCGAATGGGCAGAAAAATGCGTGACCGATAACGTCGCCATCACAATGACCCAATGTGAATTTGACGCCCTTGTTTCTTTTACTTTCAATGAAGGCTGCGGAAAATTCAAAGGCTCTACTCTTCTTCAGAAGCTAAACAAAGGCGATCGCCGGGGAGCCGCAAAAGAATTCGATCGATGGGTTTATTACAAAGACCAAGAGACCGGGGAAGAGCTTGTTTCCGAAGATTTACAAAAACGGCGAGAACTGGAAAAAACTCTTTTCCTTCAAGACTACGATGCCATTGCCTCACTTAGCCAAGACGGCTGATCATTCGTCCTTATTCCAATCAACCATAAAAAGCTCAATCACTCGAGAAGCCGCAACCCCATGCTTCGCGCACAATTCCATGAATTTGGAATGGATATCGGCATCTATTAGAAAGCCTACCTTGACCTTCTTTTGCTCTTTATCTTGTTGAATTTGTTCAATAATTCCTTTTACGCTCATTTTTGCAGGTTTTTTTTTCATAGTCCCATCATACAACTAATCTTCATAATTTGTCTAGAACTTTTATCTTGACTATTATAACGCGTTGGGTTATTATTAAGACATTGGAGGACAGATGAAAAAGAACAAAACAAAAGACCCAGTAAAAGATGTGATTAAAGAAGCCGTCGCCAAGGCAATCAAAACGAAGAAGCCAGTAAAAATCTTGGGCGGAAAAGTAGAAATTATTCCAATCAAATAGGTGTGAATATGAAAAAGGACAAAGTCGTAAAGTTGAAAGTAAAAGCTATCGACGACGTTGGGAACAAATTTCAGGTGACGTTAGAGCGCGGAGAACAAGGAATTGTGCTTAGTATCGAGAAGACTCCTGGAAGATGGTACATGAGTTCTCTTCTGAATTTAGAGGCTCTTCCTAATAGAGGGGCTGGTGGAGCTCGGCTGGAACTACCTAATGAATTGGCAATAGATTTTGGTGCCAAATGGTATTGCGTGAACATGAAAAGTGTTATGAAGGCGGCCCTAAAACGAATTTGTGAGGGTGGTTTATGAAGATCGTCAAGGTTGCAAACTATAAGGAATGGCTTGAATGGCGAATGACTGGCATCGGGGGATCAGATGCCCCAGCCGTAATGAACGCCTGTAAGTTCCAGACCAAAAAGGAATTGTGGGCCCGCAAGCTCGAGCTCATGTTGCCTCCCAAAGTTTCATTCCGAATGAAACGCGGAAAGCGTATGGAAGACCAAGCCCGCGAAGAATATGAGCATATGACTGGTATTAAGATGCCAAAAGCCTTGGTTCAGCACGACAAATACGACTTCTTAATTGCTTCAGTTGATGGGATGAACGTTGAAGTGGGTGGGGCCTTAGAAATTAAATGTCCAGGAGCAGAAGATCACGCACTTGCTCTTAAAGGTGAGATTCCAAAACATTATATGTGGCAATTGGTTCACATCCTAATGGTCACTGGACTTCCTTGGATTGATTACTTCTCGTTTGATGGAACATCGGGAACCATCGTTACCTTCAAACGCGATCTCAAAAAGGAAGAACTATTAAAGAAGATGTGTAAGGACTTCTGGCGTTGGGTTTTAAAAGCGGAATATCCTGAACCCGTGGTTCTTAAGAAAAAAGAGATTTTCCCCGTTAGAAAAAACAAATATGAAATGGCAGCACGCGCTCGATCAAAACAATATTCTAATGTCTTTCAATTGAGGAATTACAAATGAAAAACCAACAAACAAGCGAAATTATCGCAATCCTGCAAGAAGCCCTTGATAAAATTCAAGAGGTTCTTCACTCAGAAGAAAAAGAAGAACGCAGACAAGAGCGCAGAGATATAAAAGCTGAAGGAGACTGCGAAAAGTGCGGCACACCTTTGATTAAAGGCCCTTGGGGTGATTATTGCAAACCTTGTTATTTAGACCGTAAAGAATCAAGAAGAAGGAGATAGTTATGAAACATTACATCCGTATCTTAGTTGTTATGTTTATGGTCGTATCCGAAACATCTGCTTTCGCGGATTGGTTCTGTACTGAGGAGGCTGCTGAACGCAAAGGCAACGCTATCTATGCATGTGGCGTTGGCCAAGATGAAGACGAGGCAGAGGCTCGCCATAACGCTCTTGCAACGGCTCAGATTGAATTTCAAAATATCTGCGGAATGTCCTCAGATTGCCAAGGGCATGAAATCATCACAGAGCCAGGACGAACTGAATGTGTGAAACACGGGAAAGAATTAAAATGTTTCCGGTTGGTGATTTTCAGAATCGGAGACGAGAACAAGAATTTCCAAATGCCCAGAGCTTATCGACATTACAAGTTCTAAAAATAAGAATCCCCGCGGGATGCGCCCCACGGGGATCTCATACTGATTACAATTTCCGATTAAGCTTCAACCGGAGAAATGAAACCCTGACACCATTCAATGCTTTTTACATAACCATAAAGGTTACCAACGCGTTGAACTAATGTTGTTTTGTGCTTTCCGTTCGGAAGAGCATTGAGATCCTTTTGCGTTGCCGCAAATTCTGCATCAATAACTGCAGAACTTACTTGGCCATGACCAAGATTGAAAATTCCGCCAGATGTGCGTGCATACGACTTTGGTGTTTTAGTTTTCATTGATTTTTTCCTCATAGTTTTTTTTTCTCTTCTTATTGGTGATAATGAGATGCCGTAAATATTGGGAATAATCCAACCCCTCAGATCGAGCTTCTTTTTCAAGCTGCTCTCTTTCTTCGGGTTCCATGCGGAGGGTCATCTGCACGGATTTCTTTCGTGGTCTTGGTGCTCTTATCACAATGGATAAGACTAAACCCAAAAGTATCAACGTGCAAGTGAAGTTATCTTACAAAGTCCAGAGCCTTGGCAAAATCTACAAAACCCAAATCCCAAAGGATCTATTCCGGTTCCATCACAAGGCGTACATTTATCAAGCTGGGCGATTATCTTTCCGCCTGGATCTTGTGTGTCTGAAAAATCAGGTGAGATTCTATTTCTAAGCTCCAAGGAACTTCGATAATGAAGAAGGCTTCCAATCACATAAGAAATCCGCATTGGAGAATGCATTGTTTTATTGTATCAAATCAGGCTGCCTTTTCGTCTTCAAGGCCCTTAAATACGGTTCTAATTTGCGTGAATTTGGAGGTTGTAATGAAGGGAGCGAGAGTTCTGCCATCTATTTTTTCTTTGGCGGCAGACAGCTTAAAATTCTCTCTTTCGGTTTCAACGAGAGAAAATTTCCATCCATGAAGCTCGGCAGTTTGGTCTTTTTGAGTAAAAAGCCAAGGCTTGAGAACGTCTCCCATCTCTTCTTTTTTCTTTTCTAGTTTGGCGATCCTATTTTTCAAAGAGATGTAGTCTTTTGCGGCTTTTTCGATTGGTTTGTTTCGCATGCAGACTTATCGGCATAGGTTATGCCGAAATTGAATGCGGCGTGTCGCATTCGAAAATACTCAAATTCGAAGATCTTCTTGTTAACCGTTCCGCTTCGCTCCACTCCGAACATCGTCCTTACTCGAATTTCACGATCTTCTTATTAGAAGTTTCCTTATGGATGAATCTTTGGATCCGGGGAAAGTCTTTCCAGGCCATCCACTTCTTTCCGGAATTCTGGTTATTGGGTGGTGTAGTGACTAAACCGCACTAGATGTTTTGTCCCCGCTTCGCGGGTCCAACCATCTCACCCCCCTCTCGGGGGCAACGTTTATTGTGCGTCTTCAGTTTCGCTTCGCTTCACTGAATCCGAACATTACTGACAAAAGAAAAACAGTAAAAAGAAAGTCGGAGCGTAAAAAAAATACGTGCCTACGTCAATGCGATATTTTTAATCGTATGATTACAACGCACTTATACGGAGCGCATACAGGAAGGGAATCTGATTTTTGCGAAAACAGCGTCGTATAATTTCGTGTAATAATTACACGTCAACTACGACGCGCCTTCCAATTGCTCATAAGCTGGGCCAACCACAGTCGGCGGGAAGTGCTTTCCAATCAAATCCTTAGCCTTCGCAACCTCTTCAATGGATAAGTCGACTTCGGAATCCGCACACTGAACCTTCATCGCGAGCTTGTAGCGGCTGAATTTCTCGGCTCCATTGATGTTTTCGCCCTGGAATACAGCGCACATAGCTTCGGTTATTGCCCATTTCAATGTCGCAACCTTTTCAGGCCCGAGTTTCAATGGTTCTTGATTGATGGCTAAAAGCGGTTTGGTGACGTTAAGTTTCATGGTTCCTCCGTTTGGAATTATTATATCAGGTAGCTAAGGTGATCGTGGTGCCGTCCCAATTTATGGGAACTACTTTGCCTTTCAGACCGATAGATGCGGGCCATTGAGGCTGATTGTCAGAGGTTATAGCTGGAAAAGAAGACACATCTGGATTGCTTTCCATAAAAGCTTTTATCGCTGCAAGTAGAATTTTTTGATTTGGGATCGTGTTTGCCATCATGCGGGCCACCATTGAGTTAGATTAGAACTCCAGCGATATCGTATTACTCCATTGTTTCCTGCCACTAAAGTTGTGGGCGGAGTGAATAAAAAAGTTTGGCCTGAATTTGGCGACAAAGTAAGCGAGGTGATTGTATGACTAGTTGAAATTGTGACTGCCTGGCTGTCTGTAGGATTGGCAGGCATCTTAACAGTAAGAGTTGCCAGTGTCCCGGAGGGATTCATTCCGTAATAGCTAGTTAGATCCCCTATGGTTATGTTGTCTCCAGAAGCGGGATTTACAAATTCATATCCTACCGCTCCGGTTTGTAATACGGCCGCAACAGTTGGTGACGAGGTATATCCTTGGTCCGCCAACATCTGGGAAGATAACTCTGAAAAACTGATGCTTAAAGCACCTGTGAAGTTGCTTTGAAGAGAGCTAACACTGGCGCCTGCGCTTGCTGCGAAGACCAAAACAGAAGTTGTTCCATCGTCTCGAACAGCATTACTATTAAAGGTTGCAACTTCTTCCAAATAAATGAGCATCGATGCGGAATTTATTTGATTAAAGCACTCATAATTTCCGCCGTTAATGGCAGATGCCGTAATCAAATAAGCCAGTATTGATCCGCCATCATTTTTGATGAATTCGATTGAGCCTTGATTGCTTATAGCTCCAGAGCGATCAATAAACCAATTACGTGTATCGGTAACAGTGATCACCGGGACGCTGGCATTACTGGCTACCAAACTAATATTATAAAGTGATGGCAAATCATCGAAGGTTGTTGGATCTGTTAAATCAACCTCGATTGGTCCAAGTTGCAACATGCTGGCGCCATAAAACGACACGCCGGTAGCGCCAGTATAATTGCCCGCCGGAATTACGATGGGATCTTGGAAGGTATTATCAAATAATATGTTTCTAACGCCTTCGTTAGCATTGACCGCAGCCCACAATGCGGACCAACTGGTATAAACATTTTTTGATACCGTTCCGCCAGGCTGATATACGACTGTTGTTTTTGAAAATGATGTTGGCAAATCCGCAGCAACCAACGCCCTGAATGCTGGCGTTGCCGCCGATCCGGTTGTAGGCCCAGCAAAAACCGTATTTGCGGTTTGAGTTGTAAAGGCCCCAGTTAATGTTCCAGTCGAAGTTACGGGACTTCCGCTCACCGAAAATACGCTTGCTGGAAGAGCTAGGGCGACGCTTGTAACTCCCGTTGCAGGAAGGGACGAGCTTACCCAGGTTGTTCCATTACTGGTTAAAACATTTCCAGAAGTTCCGGGAGCAACAAAATTTGGAGCGCTTGCGCCATTGCCCAAAATAACGTTGTTAGCCGTTAATGTAGAAAGCCCGGTTCCACCATGAGCCACGCCAACAATTCCGGTGCTCGTTAGATTTTTATTGGCATCTGTGAATACCGGCAATGAGGCGGTCAATGAAGTAAGATTAAAAAGACCGTTGTAATCAAGATATGCCTGAACCGTTCCCGCGTGATCAACCCATCCCTGAATGGCGGGAAATCTTGTAAGCGTTTGAGCGGATCCAGAAAGATTTGTGAGGGTTGTTATTGAAGAATTACTTCCAATAGCAGAAATGAAAGCCGTTGTTCCAGGAGCGCTTACCGTTGCCACAATATCAGCCGGGGCCAAATCTTGGCTGGCTAGTGTTCCCGTTCCAGTTCCAGTTGCTCCTGAAAAACTCCAAGTTCCAGGGACAGTTTGGCTATTGAGTCCGAATACAGTTAGTGAATTATTACTCCCTCGCCCAGAAGTTTTTCCAATTCCTACACCCAGCCCTCTAACAGTGTTTTGGAATTGAGAAAAACTTGATTGGAACTCTACCAATCCGGGTATGGTTGCGCTAGTTTGAGAAGCTCCAAAAACCTGGAAATTGGCGGCGCCAGCTTGGCCTCCGACATTGAGAGTGAAATCAACATTGGGTGATTGGCCGTTTGCCAATGTCATGGCGGTAGGGCCGGTTGCTCCAAAAATCAGGAAGCTCGCGGCATTGCCGGAAGCGGTAGAAATTCTAAGTAGATTCGTTGTTCCGGCGCCATCATATATATAAAAATGAGAGTTATCGAAACTCCCAACGGCTTTTCCAACGGATGCAAACCAAAGATTAAAGCTAGAATCAGTGAATTCTCCGGCGCCGTGAGTTCCATCGCCAACTAAATCAATTAGAGGAGATGCGCTAGTGCCTTTTGCCGATGCAAAATTTTGAAATTGGAGCTCGCCGTTAGTTCCCTGCTTCCAATTAGAATTTCCGATAGCAGTTGAAGAAGTCCAAATAGGTAAGAAATTTGTGGTTCCTGTTCCGGTAACTCCACTTGCCGAAGGAGTTGCCCATTTCAACCCAAGCGCTTGCGTGCTATCAGCCGTTAGAACTTGGCCATTTGTTCCAATTGGAATCCGGGCGTCAGTTGTAGAGTATCCCCAAACATCGCCCTTTGTAGTTAACGGGCTTGTTGTTCCGGGGTTTGTATTTGTTATTGTGGTTGTTCCGCCGATGGAACTCACAGAAATACCAGTTCCGCCAACAATTAGTTGAGCTGAAACAGTAGACCCATTGATTGAGAGGATTCCGCCAGTTCCGCCTTCAACCGGCAAATCTATGTAGCCATCTGCCATTTTAGAATCCTTTAGTGCACGCCTTAGCGCTTAATGTTCCCGAATCGCCGGTGGCATGGGTGTAGATCAATCGGAAAAACATATAATTGGAAGTCGCAACATTCCATGTGAATGAACCGGCGCCAGTCAAAACAACTGGGCTATTTGTAATGGTATCGAAATGCCCTTGAAACAGGATATTCCCTTCATTGTCTTCAACATGATCGACAGATGCTTGGAGGGCTAAGGTTCCACCCAATGTTCCAGACGTTGAATAAACCGCTTGAACGGCATACCCAAAAACCTGATTGATTGGAATTGCCTTACTAGTAATATCGGCTGCCATGCTTTGATTTACGACAAACTGAATTGGTGCATATCTCATGTTAAGCAACCTTTCCGGCAATCGTTGCGTTCATGGCTCCAGAACTTCCGCCAGTATGAACAAACCTTAAACGAATCCAAGCCGCCGCAATGTTTGAGACATTAAAATATTTATTGCCAGCTCCGCTTACCGTTAAAGGCGCGGGCGTTGTGAGAGCTTCCCATGTTCCAGAATTTGAAGGATACGGATCAACGCCATTTGGGGTCGGTTGATAGTTATTGCTTACTTCCACTTGAAGAGTTCCAGCCGCGCCGGATCCAGTCCAAACTGCCTGGTAAGAAACCAGAGAAATCATGTTGATGTAGGTTGGGAGACTGACTACATCTGCCGATAGATCGCCAGCGATAATAACGGGTTGTTGTTTTAGAAGGGGGCGCGAAGACATAATTTACGTCCTTATGGGTTATGGCCCTTATGAGGCTACTCAACATTGTGTAATTGAGACAAAAGCGCTTAGGCTTTTCGACGATCAGATTCTCTGGCTTGTGCTGGGGTCTCTGCTATTGTACTAAATTTTGACAATGGTGCGGTGCTCTTTTTCGGCTTAGCGGCCTGTGGTTGCGATCCCGATGATTCGGGAGACAGGAAGGTTGCTTGTGCCGCCATGATTGATTGCGGCGTAAGAGTCGAATCGAGTGGTTCCCCAAGGAAAAGGCTTAATCCCATCCGTGATTTATAGGGAATGGTTCCGTCTTTGGAAACATGAGAAATCATTGAATCGTAAACCTTTGTTTTTAATCCCTCATAAAGATGAGGGTATATCGCTTGAAGATCCTGGACATCCTTTGAATGAAGAGTCCCATCCTTTATGTGCTGCATGACCGTCAATGGTTGCTGGGCAATTTCAAGGGTTCGATTATATTTTGCGATCTGTCCCTTGTTTGGCTTAATTTCTACGTCTAACGGACCGTTTTTTGTCGCTTTTGGTTTTTGGGAACTTAAGTATTGGAGCGCATTAGAAACCGTTTCTCCTGCAGCCGTTTGATGCGAAGGCATGTAATGACCTAAATCGCCACCGACATTAATTAAATTTCCGGGATGTTGATTTGTATCATCAATTTTTTTATCAAGTTTATCCAAATCTTTTTGAGTCGCGACTCGAGAAGACGGCAGAACATCTTTTCCTGGGTCAAAAATAGCGTTTGCCGCTTTTGATGCTAGATAGCCGCCCTTAATTACATCAAGTCCATATTCTGTAACGGCTTTAAGGCTTGAGGCCGATGGGATGTTTTGCAAAATTGGTTTTATGATCGATGGAAGAACCGATTCAACTAGAGGGGTCATGGCCTGTTCTGATACAAGTGCGCTTATTATGGGAGGAAGTCCTAAGACACGGCCAAACGCGGCACCTGCACTTGCTGCCATGCCTTGCGCAGTAAGCTTCTTCAAGATGCCCTTCTTTATCATGAAATCCGCAAGCTTTGTCCCGGCCGATAATTTCGTCGGTGCTTCTTCGGAGCTCGCGGGAATAGCCTGTTCAACTGGCGTTGTTGCGGCGGGTTCAGCAATAAACTTTTTGGCCTCAGAATCATATGGAAGATTTTTAAACTGCTCCCATCCTGTTTTTTTGGGAGTAACTTCTGGCTTAATTGCCGTTGAGGAATCTACGGGTTCGGCAATTTCCGGGTTGATCTTTTGGGTTGGTTGCTCTTTATACCAGAATGGTCTTGGCTTATCTGAATATCCACTTCCCTTTTTTATAGTCGGTTTTTCTTGGGGAATTATCGCTTCCGGTTCTTCAGTAAGAAATTTCTTGTTTTTAGAATCATAAGGAAGATCTTTAAATTGATCCCATCCTGATCTTTTAGGCGCAGCGGTTGGCGACTCTGGTTGAGCTGCAACTTGTGGCTCGGCTGGAGCGGCAACGGCTTCTTCTGCGACTTCTGGAACTCCAAGATATTCCTGAACTCTCGTTTTAAAATCAGAAATTAGTTGACCGACCTTTGTTTCAGATCCCGCTTTCCATAATGGACTTACCGCACCTAAAGCACCTCCCGAGGCACCTCCGATAAGACCTGCAAGTCCGATATTGATTGCCGCAGTTTGCAATGACTGATTAGGATCTTCGGAAAGCATTTTAGAAACTTCATCGCCGCCCTGAAAAAGGCCGAGCTCCGCAGCGTTCTTTAAGCCGCCTTGAGCAATAGCTGAAACAATTCCTTCGCCTTCTGGGCCTAGCTTTGCGGCAGCTTTCCCAAGCTTAGCCATTTGAGCTGCGGCAGATAATTCATGAAGCGCTTCACCTTCCCCAAGACCGGGAATAATGGAGCTCGCAACAAGCCCTGCGCCTTGTCCTAATGCATGGGGAACGGGATTAACCTCTCTGCGCAATCTAATATCTTCGGGTTTTACTCCGAGCGCCTTTTCTGCAGCCGTTGAAAGACCAAAAGAGCCTGCCTCTGCGGCGCCTTCAAGGCCCGTGATCGCTTGCTGTCCTAAAGAACCATATTTATCTTCGTCGGAAACAAATTGAGAATCGGGGATAAAATCAGGCGCATTGTTTGGCCCTGGTTGCGTTGGAGCTGCAACCTGAGGGGTAGAAGGTGCCCCTTGATCTGGCGTAAATTCCGAATCTGGAATGATATCGGCCATTTTATTTTAACCTCTTCCAACCGCCTGGAACTTTTTGATGGGGAACTCCGCCCATGTTTTGAATGACGGGCCTTGGAGTATATTTCGGAACTGGAACTTGAAACTTTTCAAGGGTTGCAGTTCCCGGCGCTTGTGTGTCTGCTAAGCGATGTAGTCCATCTCTCATTTCTGCTACCGTCGCCTTATTGCTTTTTAGGCCCGGAACAAGTGGCTCCAACATCTTATCCAAAACTTCGGGAGTTAGTCTGTGGGATTCATCTAGCTTTTGAATGATTGGATAAAATTGAGCCTTTAAAGCGGCGGCTCTTTGCGGAGCCTGAATCGGGCTTCCAATGCGATTTGCCAAAGTTTCTTCGGAGGCCATTTTATCAATCAATTCATCGATAGACTTATGAGCTTCCAAATTCTTTTGAACTCCGTTTAATTCCTTTGTAGCTTCGGTCTGATCTCCTGGCGTCGCGCCGCGAGCCGGGCTCACAAGATATCTAGAAAGAACCGCAGTTTTTTGAATCGGATTTTCTTCATTCTGGCTCATTTTTCCGGCAGCTTCTAGCGCCGCATTCGTTTGAAGTAATGGCGCGTATTTCTCCTGCATCTGTCCTTTAAATTGTTGGGCTATTGCTGGCGCCTGCTTAGAAGCTGATTTCGCAGCGGCCTGATCCACTTGATCAGTTAAAATGTTTGCGCGAATAGCCCGAAACATATTGTCTCTTACAGTTGCGTTGTGATACTGGTTTTGCAGCGCAGATAGTAAGTTGTTCTTTCTTCCAAGTTCAGCTTTTTGTCCCTCAAGATCTCTTTCTATCTGCGAATTTAGAAACTTCATTACAGGGTTTTCTTGATGAAGAAGGCCGCCTCCGATTCCGCCGAGAATAAGACCAATAGCCGTAGAAATTTTCTTTCCCGCATCCATGCTTTCAAGATAATGGTTCGCATTGATATGGCCCGCTCTAACATCATTAGTCGCCTCGCGAACCTCATCTGTCATGTTTTGATATTCTGCGCGTTGCTGATCCAAAATATGTTGTTCAGAAGCGGCGGCATTTCCTCTTAACCCGGCTTCTGTATTTGCTTGCTCGGCTCTTGCCTGTTCTTGACCCGCTTCGCCTGCTATCTGATTTTGATAACCGGGAAGAGCATTCATCGGATCGGATGGATTTTGAGCGGATTGAAAAGGTGTTTGACCTTGATTGGGAGTTGTTGAAGGCGGCTGAGGGGCAGCTTCGGGTTGAGCTGCAACTTGTGGCTGCGCTGGAGGAGGAGCACCCAAAGAATTTGGCGCCACACGAGCCGCCGTTGCCGCAGCTCTTTCTTGTGCTGCCTTATCTTGCATCGCAGCCTTTTCTTTCAACGCCGCTTCGCCAGTATTTGCTTGTTTAATTGCGGCTAAATTTCCGCCCACGTCTTGGACTGGATTTCCAGCCGCATCTATTTGTCCTTGCGGTTGGGCGGGACCGCTATTCACGTTAACTACAACTGGCGCCTGTTGCGCGGGCTGATCAGTGGATTGCTGATCATCTTCTGCCGTGTCTTGTACCGGCTCTTCCGGATCCGATTGATGTAAGGGAAGTTTTGAAAGTTGTTTTCTATATTCTGGGGAAAGTCCTGATTTAACAATCTGCAACTTGTGCCCATTCTCATGGGCCATCGTTACCGTTTTGTCGTCCTCTTGAACCTTCTTAAATCCTTTTGATAAATTCATGACTTTTGCCTTTTAAGAGATTGTTTTGCCAGAATTGCGGCCACAAATTTTTGAGCGTTCTTAGCTGGATCCTTTGATTGCATGACGCTATTGGGAATAACGACGCCGCCCGTTTCAAGTTTCGCCGGAACAACGTCATTCTTTAAGGAGTCGCCTTTTACCTTTGGTTTTCCAGGAACGCGCTTGGCAATTTCCAAGGGTTTCGCTTCTCCCTTGGCAACTTTTTTAACATCTGTAGGATCAAGAATTCCTTCGCCTGGGCTTACCATTGCGGGAACTTTACCGCCCCTAGCATATGCCGGGCCCATTGCATCGGGATTTCCGGAAGTAAAAGAACCGATACCAGAAGCGGATCCAGGAGCCGTTGGCCCCATTCCAAGTTGTCCGGAAGACTTCAGCGTATCATAGCCTTCAGATTTATTTCCGCCGAAAAGATTTCCGATTCCGTTAACAACGGCGCCGACTCCGGCACCCACTAAACTTCCGACCCCAGAATTCAATCCCATTGCAGAAGAGTCATTACTTCCGCCATTAAGAAACTTTCCGACATTACTGGATGGGGCGGCGACTCCGCCATAAGCATAGCTTTTGGGCTGTAAATCGTTTGGAACCATGCCGCCTTTTGCCGCAAGTCCAATGGCTGATCCAACGCCGCCAAGAACACCACCAAGAATTCCTTGCTGTCCCTTGGCATTTTCCTGAGCAATGCTGGCATTTGATGAATTCTGACTTGCAACATTTGAAACATTGGCATTATTTTGCTGGGCAATTGAGTTTAAAATGTTTGATTGTTCTCCTTGTGCTGCCTGATTCTGTGCAGTCGTTGCTCCTTGTACTTGACCAATTTGCCCGGCTGATAAATTTGCAAGTGCGTTTTGCGCGGCCAATTGTTGGTTAGCTTGCAAGACGGCCGACTGTCCAACCGCTTGTTGTTGAATCCCGGCTCCTTGTTGGCCGACTTGGCGGGCAATCAATCCGACATTTGATCCAGCTCCGCGTTGACCCGCAGCAAGTGCCGCTTGATTGGCGACGTTTTGACCCGTGGTTGCATTAAGGGCGGCTTGCGCGGGATTTGGACCTTGCCCCTGTGCCTCTGCATTTAATTGGTTTGCAAGAAACTGTTGATTCGCAACGGCCCCCGGGGTTTGGTTCTGAACCGCATTAACAAAAGCCTGTTGCTGCAATAGGGCTTGCTGGGCCTGATCGTTCGAATTGTTTGCTTGTTGCTGGCTTGTCGCGTTTACAATTGGAGCGCCTTGCGCTTGAAAGCCGGAACCAGTCTTACTTCCGAATAGTCCTGAAACGAAACTCATACTAAAACTCCTTCACAATAATCATTTGTGCATTTGGCTCAAACCCATGACGAAATGCGCGCTCTAAAATGCAGGGCTCTTTCGTGTGGGCTAAAACAGATTTAAAACCAAGTTCCTTGGCCTTTTCAAAAATAGTTTCGGTCAATTTGTCTAAAGCCTTGTTTCTCACTTCTCCGGGAGCTGATTGATCGGAGGCCATCGAATCCAAAAAACACATGGTCCCTTCCATTAACCTCAAGCCAGCTATCGCAATAATTTTTCCAGAGTAAAGAGCGCAAAACGTATGTCCCGGAAGTTGATCGGCCGTTACAGGAAAAGGCATCCATCCATTTATGTCGGCAAGATCCTGTTTCTTGTCTATGAGCTTGATATCCATCATCCGACACTCCTTGATGCGGAAATCGGAGCGTATGCTTTCTTAAATCCGAGCATTGCATTGATTCCAGAAAGAGTGAGACCCGCTCCAGCAACCACGCCAAAGCTTGGGTCATAAACTTCAGTCATTGTTATTTGGAAGGCCTTACAACGTTGCCGTTCTAAGAAAATTCTTTGTTGGATTACGTTCCCCATTCCGCCGTAAGGAGTCGTGCCATCTCCCCCGTAATAATGATCAAGA